GATCGCGGCCGACGTTGCGGAACTCGCGAAGGTCGTTGCGAAAGCGCCGGTGAAAGTCGGCGACGCGACGAACCCGAAGCCGCTTTCCGACGAAACGCCGGAACAGCGCGGAAAGCGGATTCATGACGAGCGGGCGAAGCAGAAGGCCCCGACCGGCGGATATGACCCGTGGAAGAAGGCGGAATCATGAGCGCGACGAAGGGAATTATGTTCTGCGGCGACGTCGTTCTGAACGCCGCGAACAGCTACACGGAAGAGGTCGAATTCGAGACGACGCGCTCCGACTGGAGCGGCGAGGTGAACGTCACGGTCTGGGCGAAGACCGGAACGCTCACGCTCGGATTCGGCGAAGAGGCGATCACGGTGCCGGTGGATTCGTTCTCCGGCTACTCGGGGGTCCTGAACGCGCGGGCCATACCGGGAATCACGCTGACGAGCACGACCGACGCAACGGCGCGGGTGCTCGTCGAACTTTTGTAAAGGGGGAAGAAATATGCGACTTGGACTGACCACAACGACCATCGGCGACGAGTCGTCCATCTGGGACAGCGCCCATCGCCGGTTTCTGACGGGCGGAATCACGATCGATTATTCGAGCGTGACCGCGGTGAACGGGGAACGACTCCTGAACGCCGGGCAGGTCATGGGAAAGGACGGCAGCACCGGGAAATACAAGCCGCTCACCGACAAGGTGGCGGCTTCGTTGTATACGGGCGTCGTCGCGGATAACAACAGGATTCTCTGGACAGCCAGGACCAAAGGGACCATCGGCCACGCGATCAAGGTCGCGCTCGTCGACCCGTCCGCGAACAGCGCATCTTTGGCAGTGTCGATTCTCGGGGATACCGTTTCCGTCTCTCTGGCGACGGGGAGCACCGGAACGATCACGAGCACTGCGCTTGAGGTCATCGCGGCCGTCAACGCGCATCTCGTCGCGAAGGAGCTTGTTCTCGCGGCGGGAGTCACCGGCTCGACCGGAGCGGCTGCGGTCACTGCCGTGTCCGCCACCGCGCTTGCGGGAGGGGTGGACTGGGTTGTCACCCCGAGCTGCATGCTCGCGGAGAACGTCGACTGCACTGACGGCGACATCTGCGCTTCGGCGGTCGATCAGGCCCGCGTCAGGGCCGCGAGGCTCCCGGCTGTCGTGCAGGACGAAGTCAAGGCCGTCCTGACCGGAATCACGATCGTGTAAGGGAAGGAGAGAAAACAATATGGCGAGTGTCAACCAAGTCCGGCAGCTGCTGGACTTTTTTGATGTCAAGACCACGCTGTCGTATGTCCGGGCGAAACAGCCCCAGGACTACATCGGGCCGACGCTGTTCCCGATGCGGAATGTCAATACGCTCGACATCGAGTATTTCAAGTCGTCCAACAAGCTGCCCGTCATGGCGACGGTGCAGGCGTTCGGCGCGGAAACGCCCATCGCTTCCCGCGAGGGCTTCCAGAAGGTCGAGGGGAGCATCCCCGCGATCAAGCGGAAGATCAACCTCGACGAGCGGTACCTGATCGCGCTCCGGCGCGAGGGAATCGGGGATATGGACATCGTCCGGAACGAGGTCTTCAACGATCTCGACCGGATGACGGCGAGCGTTCACGCCCGCATCGAGGGCCTGTGCATCGAAGCGCTGTCCACCGGCAAGCTCACGCTCTCGGAGAACGGAGTCATCCTGAACGTGGACTATGGCGTCGACTCGACGCACAAGGACACGCTGGAGAGCACCGCGCTTTGGAGTGCAGGTGCGACGGCCACGCCGGTCGACGACATCACCACGTGGACGGAAAAGATCGTCGACGACACCGGCGTACGGCCGACGCGGGCGCTCACGAGCAACACGGTTGTCGCGGCGCTCCTCAAGAGTCAGCAGATCCGCGAAATGATTCACGGCGAATCCGGCAGCACGATCATGATCACGCTCGCGCAGGTCAACACCCTGCTCGCGCAGATGGAACTGCCGCAGATCGCGCAGTACAACCAGAAGTACCGGCTCGAAGCCGCCGCCGGAACATACACCACGACCCGGTTCCTCGACGATTCGCTGTTCCTGCTTCTCCCGCCGGATCCGCTCGGAGAAACGCTCTACGGTCCGACGGCGGAAGCGCTCATGTCCGACGCGGGGTTGTCCGCGACGGAGATTTCCGGGCTCTACTCGACCGTGACGAGCGAGGACGATCCTCCCGCCATATGGACCAAGGTCGCCGCGACGGCGATTCCAACGTTCAGCATGGCCGACGCCGTTTTCATCGCAACGGTGCTGTCGTAGGAACACCATGCGCCTGCAACTGACCGGCTACACCCGGAGCGGCGACGGTTGCCACCGACCCGGAGATGTGGTCGAACGAAACGAAGAGGATGGGCGACGCCTGATACGTTTGGGCGTCGCCTTTCTTTTGCCTGACGAGGAGGTGACCCATGATGACCCCGACGCTGGAACTGGCGGACCTGTATCACGCAGCGCGGATCGGAGCGGAAGCGTGGGCCGCCGCAAGCGCGGATCTAAGGCAACGGGCGCTTCAGTCGGCGATTGATGATTTCTCCGGCTATTCGGAGTCATCCGGCTACGAGTACGCCGTCTACGAACAGGCGCTCTGGCTGATCGGCGACGAGGCGGAACTCGCGCGAACTGGAGTGTCCTCGTTCGGTATCGGCGACATCTCGAAGTCGTACGACCGGGGGAAACGACCTTCGCATATAGCGCCGAAGGCGTGGACGCTCGTATCCGGCGCGAGCGGCGCGGTGAAGTGCGGAAGGATTCGTGATTACCGATGGCGCTGTTGACCGCATTTCTGAAACAGGAGTGTCTGTGGCGGCGGCCGACCGGATGGACGACGAGCGGTGATCCGATCTTGGACGTCGGAGTGGCGATCCCGTGCAGGTGGGTGCGGAATGCCCGGAGGATTGTCGATGCTGCCGGGGATTCGAGCGCGACGACGATCGACGTGTACGCGACGTCGGCCCTTGAGGTCGGGGACTGGTTGACACTCGACGGGACCACCGTCGAAGTCGTCACCCTCCACGATTACGTCGGGTTCAACGGCGGCGATGAGGGGCGAAGGGTGGGGTGCAGATGAGCCTGACATGGAACGGCGGCAGCGCCAAGGAACTCGTGATCGCGATCGCTATGGAAGGGCTCTGGCTCATTGGTGAAGACACGGTTCGAGAGGCGATGAACAACATCCCACTCGATACGGGAACGCTCCGGAGATCGTCAGCCGTGACTGCCGGGGATCTTCCCGACCCGGAGAAAGCGTACGCGGAGGCGAAGGCGAGAACGCAACAGAGCAAAAAAACGCGCCGATTCTACTCCAAGCGACCATCAATCTACGTTTCCTACAACACTCCATACGCCGCGCACCTTCACGAGGATCTGACGTGGAAGCCCAGGGACTGGAAATACAACACGAAGGGAAACCGGATTCCAAAGCCCGCCGTCGGCGGCCCGAAATGGCTGGAGCTTGCCCTGGTGAAGACATGGGCGCGGCGTGACCGGATGTTTGCGCGTGCCCGGAGAAAGATCGAGGGATCGAAATGACGCTCCTCGAATCGCTCCATGCGGTGCTTGTCGCTGCCGGAACAGGGAACTGCTACATGCTGGAGGCCCCAGACATCCCGGAGTGCGTGACGATCGCTCCATACGCAAGCGCTCCGGACTCAAGCCTTCCGATGAGTGCGGAGTCGTTTCAAATCGCCGTACGAAGCGAGGACTACGCCGACGGGAATGCGGTCGCGTGGCTTGCGTTTCGCGAGCTCACGGACGAACGCCCCGATGGGGTTTTTTCGATCATTCCGCGACAGTCGCCGACGTATCTGGGGCGCGAGGAGAAGCGCTATTTGTTTGTATTCAACTTTGACGCCATGGCGTCATGGGAAAGGTTAGGTGAATGACATGCCCGACATCCAACATGTCGATATAGGCCCGTGCTGGGTGAAATTCGGAACGCTCGGTTCCGAGACGAATCTGGGATGGACAAAAGGCGGCGTAAAGCTGGCCGTCGATACGCAGACAACGGAAATCGAGGTCGATCAGGAAACGGATCCAGTGAAGACGAACATCACGAAGCGTCCGATCACGGTGTCCGCGCCGCTTGCGGAATTTACGCTCGAAGTGCTTGGGTTCGCACTCCCCGGCTCGACGCTCTACACGAACAAGGCGACGCTGACGACAAATCTCACCGGGGAAAACAACGACCTTGTCTTCACGGCAAAGACGACCGGGGACAATCGCGGTCCCGGAAACGACATCAGTATCCAGTATATAGATCCAGGGACAGTCACAGCGGCTTGTTCCGTCGCGGTATCCGGCAAGGCGATTGCGGTCACGCTCAAGTACGCCGATTCCGCCGTCACAGCGCTCGCGAGCGAGGTAAAAACCGCGATCGAGAACAGCACAGCGGCCGCCGCGCTCGTCACCGTAGCGAACGCAGCGGAGAACACCGGGGCGGGGGTTGTCACGGCGATGGCCGTGACGTTCTTGACCGGTGGGAAGCAGAAATTGGTTGTCGAGTCGGCCGCGAACGAAGATCTCAACGACTACGCAAATTCATTGATCTTGCATCCGACGAATCGCGAAGACGCGGATAAGTCTATGGACGTCTGGTTCCCCGCGGCTATTCCAGTCGGGAAGTTCGACGTCACATACGAGAAAGAAAACCCGAAGATCATCACTCTTGAATTCAAGGCATTCCCTGACACAAGCGGGAAAACGCTTGTGATCGGCGACACCACCACGACGGAGGCATAGTTGATGTCCGACAAACTGATTCTTGACGCCTTCTTCGAGCCGACGCGCACTGTCGTTCTCAAGGGGGCGACATATAACGTCAAGCCGATAACGGTCAGGGAGAAGGCGGCTCTAATCAAGCGCGGACTCGACGCGGAACAGTGCGGCGACGTCGCGAAGCAGGACGAGCTGACCTGCTTCATCGTCGCGACGTATCTGCCCGACTTCCCGACGGGGCAGTTGCACGAGCTGACGCCGGAGGCTTTGAACGCGCTGATCAAGTTTCTTCTTCAGGAGTTCGAGGCGGAGCCTGAAAAAAACTGACGGACGGGGGCGGCGATTCAGCCGTTCCCGTCGATTTCGATGACGCCGTCGGTCGGGTGTGCTACGGCTACAGGCTTTCTCCGGCGACAGTGCTCGACATGGAATTCCGGCATTTCGCGTATTTGAACCGGAACCTCTCGCGGTATCGGATTGAAGAGGCGCAGGCGCAATTCGTCGCGGTTCATGGGGCTCCGTCCATCCCGGAACAGGAGGAAGCCCGAAGGGTGGATAATCCCGCCGAACTCGCGTCGATTCTCGCCGGATGGGGGGTGTAGCTTGTGGAAGTCGCAAGTCTGTTCGCATCGTTGAATCTCGATTCCGCGAATTTTAGTCACGGGCTCGCCTCCGCACATGGTGGATTGAGCCGGTTCGACAGCTTACTCGCGCAGACGAAATACGCCGTCGCTGGGTTGTTCTCTTTCGAGGCGATCCGGCGCGGCGCCAGCATGCTTGTCGAAGCCGGTTCGGAAATGGAAGGGTACCGGACCCGGCTCCGTGCGGTCGTCAAGGACAAACGGGAAGCCGACGAGCTGTTCAGCCGTATCAACCGATGGGCGGCAATCAACCCGGTGGACACGTCGGAAGCGATAGCCTCCTTCGTTCAGCTCAAGGCCGCGGCCGTCGAGAACGCCGAGGGGGCGGTCAAGGCCGTTGCGGATCTGTCCAGCGTCATGGGGCGGGATATGCGCGACGTCACGTCCGCGATCATATCGGCCGAGACGGAGCCGCC